ATACTCGCTATTCCCTGCCTCAAAGTCTGCTGCATTAGCTCCGAACTGTGGCGTTGTAGATGCGAGAACAGTATTGTTATCGGTAAGCGTATTACTCCCAACGGAATCCGCTCTGCTGCCAGATGCCTCATCTAGTTTCCAACGAGATACAATAGAGCCGCTTTGAGGAAAATCTCCATTAGCTGGTAAGGTCTGTCCGATATAGGTAAATGTTCCAGTTGAATTGAATGTATGAACTGTGTCAGCTCCATCTGTAGTGATAGTCCCACCATATGCAGACCCCGTACTTGCTGTTGCATATCTAATAATAACAACACCAGACCCACCAGCGCCCCCATCAGAAGCATTCCCTGGTACGTTATCACCTCCACCTCCACCTCCACCACCAAGGTTTGCCGTACCACCTACGCCAGCTGTGGAAGATGTGTTGCTACCAGCGCCTCCCCCTCCTGCGCCACCTCCTCCCGCAGTACCTCCTCTGGTACCTCCTCCTCCACCACCACCATATGTTACAGCAGACCCGCTAATACTATTTGCCGTACCTGCACCACCAACACCACCGTTTCCATTTCCCGAATTGGCATTAGCTCCCACGGCACTCGAACCACCACCTCCTCCTCCACCATATGCAGTTGCGTAGGAGTGAGCCTCACCACCATCGTACCCCTGCCCTACTGTTCCTGCACCGCCAGTTCCTTCGTAAGAAGAACCACCACCCGACCCTCCATCTCTACCTATCCCCGAAGCGTTATACCCTCCACCTCCACCTCCACCTTCCCCTGTGATAGTCGAAAATATAGAGTCGATACCATCGCTACCGGGATCACTATTTACTGAACCTGCGCCACCTGCACCTACAGTTATCGCATATGAACCAATTTCTACTTCAAAATCTGCATCATATTGAAAACCACCAGCTCCTCCTCCTCCATGACCAGCATTACCACTACCACCACCACCTGCCCCACCGACAACTAGAACTTTCATTGAAGCCATAATTAAGATGTGGTAATAGACTTACCTGTAGCAGGGTCAATCATTTTACCCGTAGCAGGGTCAATCATTGGCTCTGGGGCAACAGGCTGTATTTCAATCACCACAGGCTCTATGGCTGGTTCAATAGGTTTATATTCCTCATAGGAAAATGTCCAGTCGTGCGCACGTTCTTGTTCTGGGCCATTAACCACTACTTTTGTATATCGGCCACCAGTAACAGGTTTCTCCGTTATGATTATGTATCCGTCCCCTCGTGGCCCTGTATAAGTGTGTACTGCTATATCTTCATCAATAGCACCGAGGTTAATACCTTTTTCTTGCCAAGATTTCTGATCTGTTACCTTAACAGTATCATCTGTCCTAGTCTTCGCCCCCTGCCAGAATGGTGTGCTTGCTGCTTGGCTTACGTCTATAGCAGTAACAAGCACATCGAGGGCTGCCGATGTTGGTGGCTCTATAGGGTTAGGCATATTAGGCAGCTATGAATCCTTGAACAGTAAGAGTGTGTGTAGTTACTGTTGTAGAAGTAATTGCGAGTAAAGTATTTGCTGTGAGTGGAAGAACCATCCCTGATGGTAGCACTCCACCACCATTGATAGCTGGGTACGTTTCCCATAATACTGTTCCTCCTGATCCATCGAGTACTGTAATATTCCCAGCTGTAGCTCCGTTGCTACAATAGATACCTGTAACGTAGAGTTTGAGTCCTGCTCCAGCTGCTGCCTTTACTGTTGCGTTAGTTTGAGCTGCACCGTAGTCCACACTTACAGACCAGAAGTTAGGGTGAATAGTATTCACGTACTGCCTTCCTTCAAGTGAGAAGATAGCATCAACACGATCATCCTCTGCTACGTTCGTACCTGGTGCTGTGCTATCAAAGGCTTTTGCCTTACCTCCAATCTTATGTGGATTCCCTGAGTCAGCACCGTCATGAGCTATTGTGCTTCCTGTAAGGGCTACTACATCTACATCTCCTATATCTACTCCTGAGTTCGCTGCGAGCTTACCAATAGCTGCGCTACCAGCTTGCAAGGTAGCCTGTGTTGCGAATGTTCCTGCGTTCGTTACTGCCGTTGAAGGCATAGTAATTACATCCACTTGCATCTCTGTACCTGTAACTGCACCAGCAAGTGTGTTCTGTGTAACCTCGATAGCTGCTAGGTCTACGACCATAGCTGCTGAATCAGTTTTAATAGTATCTAATACTGCATCTATAGTATCGAGTACAGCGTTGTCCACCGCTGATAGGTTAGCCGTAACTGTGCCTGATACTGGCTGTGTCGCCTGGAAGAATGTTCCAGTTACAGCAATTGATGCGTTATCAACAGTAACATTATGACCGTCTGGTAATTGGCCAGCAAGGATTGCATCTGAGTTAAAGTCTTGTACCCATAGTGCTCCTTCAGCTGTTCCAAATTGAGGAATCCAATCTCCTGCTATTGGGGTTACACCTCCAAGCACATCATCTCGAACCATCATGCCAGCAACACCAGAGGTATTACCCGACTTCACTGCATCCTCTGTGTACTCTGTTCCGGACGATGACCCGGATACTATATCTACTTGTATTTCTGTACCGGCTACCGCCCCCGCGAGTGTCGCAAGGTTAGTATCCATTGCTGCTGTGTCGGCAAGGATTGCTGTAGTGTCAGCCAGAATAGCATCTGAGTTAAAGTCCTGAGTCCATAGTGCTCCTTCAGCTGTTCCTCTAAGACCAATCCAATCGGCCTCCGCTGGGGTAACTGCTGAAAGTACGTCATCCCTCTCCATCAACGTAGCCGATCCTACAATAGGGTTAGCCGTAGCAACGTCCTCTGTGTACTCCGTACCTCCACCTCCACCTGTCACGTGTAGTGCACCTGTAGAGTTTACTCTTAGGCCAACGTAGTCACCGTCTATAGGTGTAAGAGTTGTGAGTGTGTCATCCCGTATAACAAGCGATAGTGTTCCCGTGTCTGTAGCTCCTGAACCTGTATCAATAGCATACTGTGTACCTCCTCCAATTCCCACGCTATCAACCTCGAGGCTTACTTTCAAGTATCCACTGGCATCCACTTGGAGAGCCTTCATTGTGTCTGAAGACTCAGCCATTACGTTAATACCCGTTATACTGGCATTAGTATCGGCCTCTGTGGAGATAGCTCTCCGAAACAATGATTGCGTATCACCTGTAGACATATGTAGATCCTATTCTAAAACCACTATAAGGTGTTATGAATTATACTACTACTCCTCTACTACTGTAACTGGCTGAGGAAATGCTGCATCTACCTTCTTCTTCACTGCATCACAAGCATCTCCTGCAGCGAGAACGCCACGAGCCTCCTTAGCGAGACGGTAGAATGTCTGGAGCTCTTTGCTTTCCTTCTGCATCTGTACGGATGAAGATTCGTTTCTCTTTGTAGCACTTACCAGTTCGGATACCTTGGCTGAGTTCTTCTTCTCTGCCTCCTTAGACTTCTGTTCCATAGCCTGTAGGAGTTCTGAAGCTTTGTCGTTGCTTACCTCATCGGACTTGAGTGTGTTAGCCCATGATTTAAGACGATCAAGTTCCTTTGAGAGTGCACCTTCACTGATTTCAACAGCAGATTCCCTGTCCTGTACGGATACAGTACGAGAATCAAGCTCGCGTAGTTGATCTTTGACGTATGCCTTTGACCCCTCTACCTCCCTCTGTGCCTTATCAAGTTTACTAAGTGCTTCTTTAGCATCCTCTTTAACTTTGGCAACCTCTTTAACAGCTTCTGCAGCTTCTGCCACTTTAGCTGAAGCCTCTGCAGATATTTTCTTTGATCGAGTTGTTGATTCTATAAGAACATCGTCACGCTCCTTTTTAGCTCCTTTTATCTCCTCTTGGATAGTCTTAACCTCAGCCCGCAGCTTGGCGATATCACCAGCCTTAGCCAATTCAGCCTTCTCCTTCTCGAAGTCTTCGAGTTCCATACGCATCCTATCTATATCAGCCATGAGCTGTGCGTAGATACGTGCTGCCTCTTGGATAGATTTTGCGTCGTCAGTATTAGTCATTCATAAGGGGGGCAAGTTTCTTTTTAAGGTTAGTGTAATATTCGGTCTGCTTCTTAGCTTCATCAAGCTTTGCTTGGAGTTTTACTGCTGTCTCGTCAACATCCTTCTCTCTCTTCATAGTCTTCGCCTCCTTCTTTTCGAGCTCCTCTTCACGCTTGGCTAGTACGTTGAGTCGTGCTTTGTGGTTGAGCTTCTCTCTTCTTACTGCCTCAAGATACGACTTCACTTCGTCCTTGCTCTCGAAACCATTCTTTACGAGTTCTGAATAAACATCCTCTACTCCTTCTGGAATAGGATCTGGCTCAGGAAGTTCTTCCTCTTCTACTGGCTCAGGGGTTGGCTCAGGGGGTGGTGCCCCATCGGTAAGATGGGTAGATGCAAAACCAACAAGCACTCCTTTCTTCATGTCATCGACATTTCCAGGAAGCTCTACTCCTGCTTCCACAAGAGCCTCCTTGATTTGAGCCATCGTAAGTTCGTTGAGTTGTTCAGTGGTCATCGTTGCCATAATAGCGTGTGGGGAGAGATATTGAAATAGTAGTGGGGTACTACGGTGTTGATGGTACAGGAAAGTTAGTCGATGCGAAATCTCCGAACATCTCTATAGCTGCGAGATCGTACTTCTTAGCTGCGTCTTCCTCTGTATAGAAGTTCCCTAGATTCCTTCGCTTGCCTTTATGGGTTATTACTGCGTTCCATGGCTGCTTACCTTTTGGGTTCTTGATCTTTCGGACTCCTTTGTATTTAGATGATGTTGGTTTTCCTTTGTAATGAGTATGCTTCTTCCTGTTTTGAGCATTTTGTGACGGGGTTACTATACGAAGATTCCTTCTGCGGTTGTCTAAGGTATTTCTATTGATGTGATCCACAATGACTTGCCTATTACCCTTGATCCCTAGAAGAAATCTGTGCATATATATGGTGTCTTTACATCTCATAAGAACGTATCTGTTTGATGTGCTTTGATGCCCTAACCTACAACACCATTCGTAGCTTGTCAGCATGTCATAATCATCATCATCAACTAATGCTTCAAAGCCGTCAGATAGTGGTATAGTTTTCATGTATGTACCGTATAGAAAAAGGGGTGCTATTGCAACCCCTTTATCTATTAGCCAATGTAAGCTAGTTATATGCCCTAAGAAGCGGCATAATATGGAATGTACCGGATAGTTCCGGCAACACCCACGTTTATCCAACCTGTCTCAGCCGTAGCTGAGGGGTTGATAGAGGAGGCAGTACCTTCAACAAAGTTGATGGCATTCTTCACTACAGGACAAGATGAAAGATCAATACCGATACCAGTTGTGAGCGCGGCTAGATCAATGTCTAGGGCTGTACCAGTGGTCATTGAATTCGTGTTTATGTGCAAAGCCTTACCAGCTGATAGAGTGGAAGTGGCAGTAATAGCACAAATAATAGTCTCGTCTGTCGCGGCAGAATTGAACTCAACAAGAGTTCCTGAAGTGCTTGTTGTCCCCGTGTGGAAAACTTCAAGCATACGACCTGCTCCAGTGATAGCTGCAGCAGAAGAGTTCACACTTAAACCTGTACCTGTCGTAAGGTCATCGGCTGTAACAATAACACCGTTACCAGTGGTAGTTGCTACTGTGTGGACAAGCGCGTTTGCAGTTGTTGCAGACGCTAACACTTGGAACACTGTTGTTCCAGCGTTGTTTTCGATCTCGATTGAAGGCGCAGTCTGACCGGACACATACTCTTGGATTCTAATTCCTTGAGCCGCAGCATCTTCCAAATCAATGTAGATAGCTGCATTTGATGTGTCATCCCAATCAATTTTACGCCCGAGGTATAGCTCTGTAGCCATAATAGTTAAGGGGTAATAGATAAATAAAATCTACTTTCCATGTATGGAGAAATGATTAAGTTCCTCTTTGAGCTGACTCCGTTCAGTCTTATCCATATTGTCGTGAAAGTGCTTTGCAGCACCTTCAATGCGGTTGCCTTGGTCGTGAGACCGTTGGGCTTCGCTCCGGCGTTCGTTAGCCGCCATCTTATCCTCAGTCTTGAGGACTTGAGTGATGGTGTGACTGCTGAAGCCTTTGAAAGCTGGATCGTTATGGCGGGGGTCTGTACTCATATAGAAAGAAGGATTGGAGGACTAAACTGCTGGACCAGTGATACCACCGAGTTGAGCCGAAGCTTTAGCGTTGGTCTGGGCCAAGTTACCGAACATATAGAAAGCAAACTCATAGTTGAGTGTGCCGCTCTTACGTTGTCCGGGTACACCGTCCATGCTAAGAGCATCTTCGGCAAATGAGAAAGGAGCCATTTCACCCCAGTAAAAGGAGTTAGGATCGACCATCCAAACAACACCGTCTGGAACCATATCGTCTTTGAATATAGCGTGCTTTCCTTCAGGACCGTGATATACGAGTCCCTGTTGTCCTCCGACAAGATTTCCCTTCCACGTTTCTACGTCGTAGTTACGTGTAACAGTCATCAACGATGCAATACGCCTCCACTGAGTAGAGTTACAAAGCATGAAGAGGTCTGCTGGGTTCTTTGAATGTCGTGAGGTCTTCATTAACATCGCATCAATATCCGAAAGTGCGATTGTACCAACGGATGCGTCCAAATGAGATTGGAACCATGAGTCGTTAGCTTTGTTAATGTTCTGAACAGTACCAGTATTAGTGATAAGGTTAGTGAAACCAGTTACTTCAGTGTAAGCGGTTCCGCTTACATCGTAAGCGTCTGCGCGTACAACAATATCGTCGTCAGCAAGTGTCTCGTTTGTAGTTGCTTCAAACGTATTGTCATCAGTAATGGTAGCTACAGTTACAGTTTCTGCTGTACCTGCTTCGATTTCTGCGGTTGTACCAATAAGAAGCACATCTCCCTCATTCAAGTGTTGAGTAGGAGGTGTTTCTTCAGTACCACCATGGTCTAAGTTTATAGTTGTGGATGCGGTTACACCTGCGTTTACAACAGCAAGTTGTCCGCTTCCTGCGCCGACGATCATTCGGTTGAGGTTCCAGTGCATTGCGTGCACTGCACCTTCTGCGTTCTGAGTTATTTCCTTTACAAGAGCAAACTCCTTATCTCGCGTCGCAGCGATTGCTTGACGCGTGACTTCAAATGCTCCTTGAACGAACTTAGCGTCCGCGAAGGATCTATCTGATTGGAATTTACCAGTGCGCAGTGAAGTGTCTTCAGCCGCAGCGTGTACACCACCACCAAAGGCAGTGTGTAGGTGCTCAACTTCGAATCTTCGACCCATTTGAACGGATGGAACCATAACACGAGGACGCAAAGGCGTACCCGCTCCCTTCTGTGGAGTCTCTTCGCGTTCAAATCCAATAGCTTTAAGCATTGGATGCTTGGAGACACGCCAGAAGTTTTCCTGAAGGTTTGGCAACAGGAATTCTGTGATGGTTTTTCCCGCTCGATCTGAGATCTTTACGGTACTCATAATAGTCTAGTGAAAAGAAGTATAAAACATTATTCAGTCGCCGCCATACGGCGGAGCACTTCTCGTTCTAACGCCTCCGAATAGGCAACCGGATTACCGGGATCAAAGTTAAAAGTCTTTGTAGAAGGAGTCTTTGGGACTGTCTTCTTACCACCGTCAACCTTGGTTGAGGTTTTCTTCTTTTTAGCGAGGGAGGAATTAACCTCTTTCTCGTTGATCTCCTTACTCTTCATCAGTTGAACGATGGTTGAGTAGGGAAGGTCTGCTTGCAGCTTTACACGGGGGTCAGGATCTCTTTGCCAAATTTTCATCTGGGAAATGATGTCGTCCTGAGAAACCTCGATTCCAGCTGAAGAGTATTTTTCTACCGTATTATCGAGTTCATTACGGTCCTTCTCTTGGGCAAGCTCGGCTTTTAGATCTTCTACCTGCTTCGCAACGTCGTCCCCTCCTCCATAGGTCTGGGCAATAGCGACAATGGCATCAATCTGAGATTGATCGTATCCTTGATCTTTGAGGTTTTTAGTCACCTCATCCTTCTTGGACTGCTTATCGTCAGTATGCTTGGAGCTTTGGATCTGGGTAAGAACATCGAGTTGCTCTTGAAGATCTTCCCTATCTTTCTCAAGCTGCTTCTTCTTTGAGATCTCCTCATCGAGTCTGTGCTTGGGAATCATAGGTGTCTCCTCGACCTCATCTTCGTCCTCCTCATCGGAGTCTTCAGATTCGTCGGTATCAACGTCGTCACTGGAGGATGTATCGCCTTCCTCTGGCGTGGGCTCAGTGTCATCGTCGGTCTCAGTAAGTGTGGCGTCTGCGGTTTCGCCGGAGTCCTGAGTTTCTCCATCTGTCGCAGTATCTTCGTCTTTCATAAGAAAGTGGGGAAGTGCTCACGATTGTTTAAAGAGGGCGCGATCCTCTAGGAGCGAAATTAGAGAGATTATTCGGAGTCGCCGGTGCAACAAAAGAACAATGCCTCATTACAATAATATCTGTGCTGTCAATGCAATAGGTACTTTAGATCATGTCTGATCCATCGTGAGGTCTACTCATATTGCAATATGGGTGAAGATAGCGAACATTAGATCTCTCGTGCTTACCACCACCCAATGGGTTTAACGGTACAATATGGTCTAAATGCCTGTTGTTGTCCATTTCCTTTTTGCATATTTCACATATAGATGTCGAACACCAAAGATAAATAAGGAACTCTTTTGTTATATCCACATTCTTTTTCCAGTGACGACGTCTAGCACCTATTTTTTGTCTTTTTACTTTTAATTCTATCGTACCCTTTTGTCTATCTTGGTTAATTTTATAAGCCTTACTCTTTCTGTGCACAAGCCTTCCGTAGCACGCATTACATAGACCCATTGTTTTATATTTTCTATTTTTACAATTAGTGCATACAGTGCCATGACCCATCTTTCTTGATGAGAAATTCTTTCCATGACGCTTATATCTATAATAATGTTTCATGCAAAATGGTCCAGCCCATCTTTTACTTTTGCAGCAATCTTCTTCGCAAACATTTGAAGTGTATTTCGTTCTGTCATTCCTATTTACATCACCGTGCCTTTTAAGTCTTTGATAATGTAGGCCACAAAGCCCCTTCGCAACGGTGTACTTCTTACATCCTTCAATGAAGCAATCCTTTTTCATTACTGTAGTGTAGCTTTGCGCCTGTCTATTGTACAGAAGCATCTGGGCTTCCTACTCCGCCCACGCCTTGTTGGATATGTGCTGAATGACGATGTGCCTGAGCATTAAGCAATGTAGCTGCGTTCTGATCCCCTTCGTCAAGCTTCACTTCGGCTTCCTTAGCGTAGTAGTTCTGTAGGAACTGGTGTGGATCGTTGAGTGTAACTTCTACTCGTTCTCCCTCTGAGATCTTCATGCCCTTACCTTTAGCGATCATCACCTCTGGATTCACAAGGGCTTCGAGCTCATCTACTATCTCTCTCCCTATTCCAATATCAAGTCCATCCAATATAACCTTGTCCATAATAGGGTTTGCTCCAAATTGGTATCCTGTCTGTGCAAGGCTTAGGATTCTCTCATTCTTTTGAGCCTTAGAGAAGAACTCTCCGATAATGATTTCAACATCCAGCTTCTTGAACGGCCTTAGGTTAACAGTGCCGTCGGGGATACTCCCCGGTCTCTCAGCCGAAAAGTTTCCCCCGACGACACTGAGGGGGGTCTCTTCTCCTGTTTTGGAATCAAATTTATATAGAGTCTTTGTCTTGTCCCAGTTCATTGAAGCTTGGAATAGAAGCTTCAGTCCAACACGAGACATGAATGATTTGAAGTTGTCTACAGCGTCTGAACTGTTTTGCTCATCAAGTGCTTGGAGCTGTGCTAGTGCCACTCCTGATTCTGCAGACCCTGACTGCCTACCCATGGATTCGCTATGAACACCTGCAATCTGCTCGAACTGTATAAGGTTCTGGTTTAAGTACTCGAACGTGGTTCCTGGTAGTGGTTGTAGTTCAATGTTCTGTAGCTCTCCCGGAGATGCGTCAATGATCTGACCTTGAACACCTGCTCGGGGGATCTCCGTGTTCTCGTCCGTCCTAAGCCACCTACCCTGTAAGAACATATCAATGTAGTTCTCGATGTTACTATGGATCTTGTTGATAGCCTTCTGCGGGTCAATCCAGTCTGTCACCTCTGGACGCTCATAGAATCGACCTCTCATCACTGGCTGGTAGATGTCAAAGTTAGTAGCTAGAGTCATTGGCTTGCCTTCTGGGTGCTCCATTGTGTTCTTAAAGAGCACGCCCACCTCTCCATCCTCTCCTTCTGCATCACTGTTCACTATGACACGGTGGACTATATTACCGTCCTCTACCTCAAACATCATGTAGGCCATGGCTGTGTCTACGTTGTGTTCGCGGGACCCTGTGATTCTCTGAATATGCTTATCTTTAATACCACTCTCTGCAAGCTTCTGGTCTATGGCAATGGCATCTCGCACGTCTTTGTTGTAGTTCTCGTTCTCTTTAATAGATTCAAGACTCTTTGGAAGGGCGATAGCGAGCCATCTCTTATCTCTTAACTCTTGGGCGGACGGATCACTGTACACGTCCCATAGCTCAAAGTGCTTCATTGCTGGCATCTCTGAGTCTTCGTCGAAGTAGATGTATGCCAGACCTCCTCCTTGAAGGAATGAGTTTCGGATCAATAGCTTCATTTCTTTCTTCATGGAAATGTCCCCCAGCTCCTCTCCATCCCACACATCCTCAAGCAAAGCTGCAGCTGCGCTGATCTCATCTCGTGAAACATTCTCCAGTCCAGACTTCTTCGGATACCATCGAGGATCATTGGCTGTAACCCTCGTTACGATTACGGAAAGTGCCCGAGGCACAAGGTTGATGGTACGCCAAACCTCATGGTCTTCAATTTCCTTGAAGTGTTGGGTCCCCTCATCGTCCCACCATACACGGTGGTTTCCTTCTTGGAACGCCATGCACGTAGCTACCTGTGCTTCCCATCGGGTGCGTTCATCTTTAGAGGATGCTAGTCTGTCTGGAAGATCGCTGAGCGGATCTTTCTTCTCGCCGTCGTTAGGTTCATCAGCCATTAGAGTTTACTACGGATATTGGATAAAGCTTTTTCGGGGAGAGTATCTGCACTGAAAGTATTTAAGCTTTTCCTAACCTCGTTCTTCTCCTCCTTAGTAAGCCGTAGATTCTTTGCCATTCGTATGGCGGACTCTACGTTCGGTGCTGTCTTGAGTACAGACATAGATAGAACGGTCTTGTACATGAAATATCCCTGTAGACCAAGACCTACAGCGAATCCTGTTCCTATGATTACCGAACCGATGATTACAGCTGAGAGTACGTCCATATGATTATTCTTGATGACTTATTTCTTTTTTGATAGGAACTGCGATCATACTGGGTTTAGGTTTGCGAACTCTCCAAAGAGTTTCTTTGCTTCTTTGTTGTATGCTCTGGCTGCATATCTACCCCCATACAAATGCCAAGAGTACTTAGATACCTTTTCAAAGTCCTCATCATCAACAATTGCCACACCTTTGCCATTGTACAATTTTACTTCCTTAGCCATAGTATGATAAATTATACCATATGCACCTTGTCAGAGTATACCGTCTCCAACGGGGATTGACTATGAAGGAACTGGCAGATATGGCTCACATCACAACAAGAGTTGTGTACAAGATTGAAAAGGACCCCGGGTACAACGCTAAGCGTAATACCATGAGATCAATAGCTGGAGCATTAAGTCTTCCCGCTTCTGTTCTGTTCTTCCCTGAAGAAGAGATGGAGAAGAGGCAAATGCTTTCTGATATGCACAAGCACACAATCGAGGTACTGAGAGAGGCTAATATGATTGTGCAGTCTTCTGAGACTTCCTATACACCTGAAGAAGAAGCCAGTGCGGTGAGTCGGGTTTAATGTCGGAGCCGTCTTTGGGTCTCTTGCTATTGCATAATGCATGTACATACCTTACGTTTGCTTTGACATGATTACCCCCGCTAGCCTACCAGAAATGGTGGGCTTTTTCAATAAGCAATTACCTTATTATTTCTCGCTGCCTTCTTCCTGTTCCATATAAACCAATTCGGTGTACGTGGGGTTGGCTCATCCGTATAGCTCGATACGGGCTTTCCGCGAGAAAGTAATGTATAACGTATGCAATCACACAAATGGTCATCTTTGGCAACAGGTCGCTCATACTTCTCCTGGTTCAATGCGCCTGTAGGGTCTTTCGGCCATCTGTATTTATGGAATTCCATTATAGCGTTCTTACAGTTTTCTGTAATGAATAGACGGGGTGAACCTTTTCGGGTATTGCTAAACTCGTCCCTCTGGAATGGGTGGGGTCTTTCAGGGTCAAAGCGCAAGTATTCCTTTACTCGCACGATCCCTGCAGGAATGTCATTCTGTGTCCCTCGGAGCAATGTTATCCCGTGCCTCTGGAATTCATCAGCTATGGAAAACCTATGTTCCCCCATCTCGCCTCCTTTTATCTGAGCCTTCACCTGGTTTTTATGAAAGATGGATGGGTCGGGGTAGTGGACCTTGCGTATTCCTCTCTTCTTCAGCCACTTGCAAGCCACTTCTATCGGGCATTCAGCTTGATAAAACTCATCGAACAAGATGAAGTTTCCGTCAGGATCTTGGTGTATAAGTGTTATTGCCAACGGATTCGTCTGCCCCCAGTCTAGTGCGACATAGAAATTTTCATATTTTACTGGAGGTATAACGTGCAGTCCTTCTACAAATTCAGGATAGACACGGCCTGTACTGAAAATGAACGCTTCCTCTGGTGTACTAGGGTAGAGCTCTGGCAACCTATTTCCTAAATTGAATTTCTTCCTATCCCACCAGAAAAGCTGCTCTGTTGTCAGCTCTGACCCGTCATAATTCTTATATGAAGCCCTTTGCTTCTCTACATCGTCGGGGTAGAAGAACTCCGACCCCTTCGGTATAGGCATAGCATTGTTTGGGTCGTCATACCACGCATAGAAAAGAGGAAGCCATTCTGGCTTTTGTCCATTTTGTAAAGCTTGCCAGTTATCCATAAATGTCTTATGGAACCATCCCGACGGTCCGTTGGCTGTTGATTCAGCTATACCGCAAGCTGTTCGCGGCAGGGACTCCAACGTGTCTTCTAGCTTCCCCTCGTCATCAACGTAGGCGATTTCAGAGAAGTGCAGGAATGTTGGCGTCATACCTCGAGCTTCGACGTCAATACTATATTTGGAGCCTGTCCCTTTAAACTCCAGCTCCGAACGTGTTGTGTATTTCTCTTCTGGCTTCAGCTCCACAGGGATACGGTCGAACGCGAATCGCGCGATGTCGTTGAATAGCTCTGTCACTGTCTGCTTACGGTGGGCAATAGTACGACACATCATGTTCGGGCTGTACATCGCCTTGTCGAGGAGATACAGAGATACAGCTGTAGTGATCCCCAGCTTACGGGGCTTCAGGATGATGATACGATTCCACCCATCCTCTATCGCTTGATAGATTTTCTTCTGGACCCGGTTGGGAGTGAATACGACCGTCTTTCCCTCGTGACCCGCCATCTTGGTCCTGATCCAGTAAAGGTTTGTCAGGCGCCAATACGGGTTCATTATAAGCTCCATCGCATCTTCCTCCGTGCCTTTTTCTTCAGTCATGGTATTATCATATCATAAAGAAACCATCTGTCCTCATCGGGACTCCCTTCGGTAACTCCTTCTCTGTTCCTTTTGGGTTTCATAGATCTATGGTGAACCTTGTTCGGTACAGCTGTGGTTGTGGGAAGTTCGGTAAGATCCAAACGATGCACGTTGAAGGGGCTGACGTTGCCAAGAACAGGAACATCATCGCCAAAGAAGGTCTCAAGTACGACTACATGCTGCAGATTGACAGCGACATGGTGTTTGAAAAGGATTATTTACTTCGACTGTTTGAACTCTCCCTCAAGTTTAGCGAATCCGTAGTTAGTGGTATCGCCTTCCTCGGGAATGAACCACACCTCCCCGCTATCTTTCAGTATGAGGATGGGCGGCATGTTCCAATAGGTAAATGGCCCAACGACCCTTTTCCTGTAGATGTAGTAGGGGGCTTCGGATTTCTCACTAGCAAGGAAATACTCAGCGAGATAGGGGAGGAACCCTTCACCCGTGTAGACGGGCTCCAAGAGGATTTCAGCTTTTGCAAGAAGCTTAGGTCCAAAGGGAAGCGGATCATCATTGATCCGACCCTCGAGCTTGGCCATCTTCGTCCGAAAGAAATCAGGGGGGAGGATTTTCATCGTGAGGTGATGTAATAAGCTGCCATAAAGAGGCCCCACCCAACGAACACGCCTAGTATTGTATTTATAAATTCTGCGTCCATTACCAAGCTGAGGAATATTTCTTCTTCCATTGGTACATCTTGCACAAAGCAGGGATGTACTCCTTTTGAGATTCAATGTCTCTCTCCAATACCTCCCA